CCACGCTGGTCACCGTGTGGGCTGAGCTGATGAAGGCGGGCGAAGGCATGGCCGAGAAACTTACAGGCGACCAAGATATGCCAGTGCAGCGGCTACGGTTTAAAATCCGCAGCAGCACGGACACGCGGGCAATTAATCCAGCGGACCGCGTAATCTACAACAGCAACACGTACACCATCCAAGGCATCGAGGAAGTTGGCCGCAACGATCAGCTTATCTTACTGTGCGAAATAACTGGAACACATGGCACAGGGATCACTTGAGGCCAAAGGCGGTAAGGTTGGGTTTGAAGGAATCGGCGCAGACATAAAGCCGCTGATGAAACAATTCGAGCAGCTACGCAAACAGGTCAGCGATCCGAAGGTGCAGAAGCGCATCCACCGCGCTGTTGGCAAGATTTACAAAGATGAGATGATAGACAACATTGTGGACGCCAAGGAAACTATTCGCGTCCGTCGTACTAATCAAAAACCAAAGGATGTTAAAGCGGGCACGCTACGCCGATCAATAAAAGTTTGGCTTATCGATAAGCAAAAAAGTACTTATTGGGTTGGGCCGCGTGTTGGTAGAAAAGTGCGCGAAGATGAAGATGCATGGTATGCTAACATTGTAGAAGGTGATGACCAATTCATAAAAGGCAACAACCGAAATAAAGGCGTTTTTGCTAGGTCCATTGCAGCCAAGCGAGGCGAGGCGCTGACGAAGATGCGCAAGAAATACGAGTTTCAAATTCGCAAAGCAGCGAAAGCAAAAGCAAAAAAGAAATGAATGCAGGAATAGCCGCGTACGTAATACTGGCGCAAAATACAGACGTCACCGACATCGTTGGCGTCAACATCTTTCCCGAGGTTGCAGAGCAGGAGACAGCGACGCCGTTTATCGTTTACCAACTGTTGAGCGTAGCGCCTGAAGACACGCACGACGGGCCGAGTACGTTGGATGAGGTACGCTTTGAATTCCTGTGTTATGCCGATAGCTATGCCCTCGCCGCTGATCTCGGCAGCAAGGTACGCGGCGCACTGGACCGCGTGAGCGGCACTTACAACGGCGTAAACGTGGAGAGCATCCAATTCAATGACGTCGATATAGACACGATTGACGCACCGCGCCGCTTTGCTCAGGTGCTAACGTTTACTTTTCGGATCAAGCGCGACAATGTAGAGATTGCACAGGGCACACCAGTCACGGGCGCAAAGCTTGGCGATCTGTACGACGTTGACACCACAGGCGTAACCGATGGCCAAGTAATTGCCTACGATGCAGCCGCACAGGAATGGCAGCCAGCAGATGACGCGGGCGGCGTTACTCAGTTAGGCCAGTTAACTGACGTGCAATTTGGTCAGGGCGGCCCTGAATCGGGCGACCTTTTAAAGTACGACGGCAGCGAGTGGACGAATGACAGCTTAACAAAAAGCGAGATTGGGCTTGGTAACGTGGACAACACCAGCGACGCAAGCAAGCCTGTCAGCACGGCCACGCAAACCGAGCTAAACGCCAAGGCCAACAGTGCCGACTTTAGCAACGTAGATAATACAAGCGACGCGGATAAGCCATTAAGCACAGCGACACAAACGGCACTGAATGCAAAGGCCGATACAAGCGCAGTGCCTACGGATTTAAACGACCTGAGCGACGTTAGTATAGTAGGCACGCCCGTAGGTAATCAGGCTTTAATTTATAACACTACAGCGGGCGCGTTCAAATCGCAAGTAAGCTACACAAACCGATTCGAAGACGAGGTAGAAGACGGTTTACAAATAGCAACGATATTCGCAGAGCGCGGTTACTCTGTTAAGGCAGAGGGTGACGGTACATTCATTGATCCATCATCCGACACGCCAGCATCGGGCAAGGTTATACAGCGCAAGATTTACCACAAAACTGGGTTTATCAGCGACTCGGATGTGATAGGAGACTACACTTTAATCCACACCTTTGCAGACGATACAGCTTACGCGGATACCGTGGCGGTATTTGACGCTTTTGAGGATGGCGCAACGTATGGCGTGCCACCGTTCACATTGTTTCAAACTTGGGAACAGGTTACAGCAGCCCCATCGTTCACGGGGTTACTCAATGAGACGTATGGCAGCGGAGCAGAGGCGGCGTATTCAACGCGAAGGCTGAACGGCAACGTTACCGAGTGCATGGTCATTCGCAGGGCATCGGATAGCACGACCACAACGATAGGCTTCGACACAGAAGGCAACATTGACGAAGCGGCTATCACGACGTTTTGCACGGGTACGAGTTGCACTGTAAGCGAGTGGAAAGACCAAAGCGGAAACGGAAACGACGCGACGCAAGCAACGGCAGCAAATCAACCTACCATTTACACGGGTGGGCAGCTTGTAAAAGAGGGCGGAAGGTTGTCTTTAGACTTTGATGGTACAAATGACGGATTTGCTATTCAAACAGCGGTTGGAACTTCAGCTGTAAAATATGCGTTTGTTACTCATTTGGTTGATTCAACCGACACGAAATGGTCTCTATTTACTGATGACGTAAATAGTGCGGTTGTTCCCATAGCACAGTCAGGCAGTACTTCAGGGGCGGCTTTTAGTTTTTCTATAACGAACTTTTTCAAGGATGGGATATCGTTATCTGTTTCCAATCGCGACGACGTCTATAATGCCTATAAAGGCGGTGTAAACGCTTTGACGACTTTAGACCTCGGGACAATTGGAGAAATTCAAGCGTTGTTCAACCGCACAGCATTTTTAATGAAAGGTAAAGGTCAAGAAGTAATTATTTACACCTCCGACAAATCCACCGACCGCACCTCGATCGAAGAAAACATAGGCGATTATTTCACCCAAAACACGCCACTCCTCGACACGTACAGCGGTGCAGCGGCTGCGTATTCATTGCGCCTTTTGGATTCAACGTACACGGGTGCAGCGGTGGAGGTTTACAACGGGAGCAGCTACGCGGATATAGGGTTCAACGTATTCGGTGAACTCGATACGGTTGCACTGGCAGACCACTGCGGTTCATCCGATGGGTTTGTATCGAAATGGTATGACCAAAGCGGAAACACGAATACGGCAGCGCAAACGACTACATCTAATATGCCTAAGATTTACGACGGTACGAACGGGGTAATATTGGAGAACGGGAAGCCAGCTGTCGAAGGAGATAGCAACGATAGTTTAACCTTTACAAGCATTACTTTCTCAGACCTGTGTTTTGTTAATGTTTCTACTATTAGTTATAATGCCCCAGTAGGAGACGCGCCGTATGGTGGTGCAAGTGGCAACTTTGGCGCATACGGTCTTAACTCAACTTCTCTAAGATGGCGATTTTCAGGTTCTACAACCGATTTTACTATACCTGTTCAGACAAACGGGACGCAATATTTAGCTTTCGCCAATCGCTTGAGCAACAGCCTTCAAGTTTCTTTTCAGGGTAATGTTTTAGCAACCAAAACAAACGGAGCTTCAACTGCAATTTCTCTCTTACTTGACGGGAATGGTGGTGGATTGGGACTATTAGGAACGGCTCAGGAATTTATTTTTTATAACTCCGACCAATCCAGCAACCGCACAGGAATTGAAACAAACGTCAACACGTTCTACAACATATACTCATGAACGGATACATCATAGTCCTACCAACGGACACGCAAACAAGCGAGCGCAGAGCGTACCAAATCACGCGCGAACTCTACAACATCTCACGCCCTGTATTGATACAGGCAGAAGGTGAAGCGGCATCGACCGTGTTCGGGATTATCGTACACCCTGACGGAGTACAGAACGCTTTGCAGGTCGATACGGACTACCTTATTAACGTTCACCCAGCGGCAAACCTTGAGCGTCTTGTTGCTTGCTTTCCTGAGCTGTCGAACGATGAGCGGTACAGACTCAGCAGCTACGTGCAGGTGAATCAGAAGTTCCCGTTCGGGCATATCGTGCCAAGCGATACGACGATCCGAACACAGGAGTATATGGATGAAAACGGATGGTTTCCTGATCAACCTGAAATTGATTAACTTGCAGGCATGAAGGTCACAATTCAAAAGGCGTGCAAGCTACGCGGTAACAACTGGAAGAAAGGCGCGACGCCGTCAGTTACTTCTGAGTTCGCCGCAGAACTAAAAGCAAAGGGATACCTCGACGCCCCAAAGAAAAAAACGGACTCAGATAATAACGATTTAATAGAAGAATAAAATGGCCATTTTTAACGGTACAAATTTAGGGGTTTACCTCAGTGACACGCTGGTAGCAGCGGCAACAGATTGCTCGCTTTCGTTGAGCATGGAAACGATTGACATCACTACAAAGGACAGCGCGGGATTCCGTGAATTGCTTGCTGGCGTACGATCGGGCAGCGTAAGTTGTAGCGGTTTGATTGATTACCAAGATGCAGACAGCAACAAAGACATTACCGATTTGTTTGATGCGTGGAACAACCGCACGGCTTTGACTTTAAAGTTTAGCAATGAAATCACAGGCGATGCAAGCTATTCAGCTACTGCGTTTATTACCAGCCTCGAGCAGTCAGGCGGCACGGAGGACACAGCTACATACAGCGCTTCATTTGAGTTGAGCGGTACAGTTACAGAGGGCACAATTTGATGATAGAAGTAAACGGCACAGAGTACCCAGTGCGGTACAGCATGAAGGCGCTAAAGAAGTTTGAGCGCAAAACAAAAGTCAATGTATTCAGCTTATCCGATCCGTCGAAGCTAAGTGCAGAGGCCTGCGCCTTCCTTTGTTTCGTTGGTGTTGAATGTGGATGCACCTTTGAAGGGCAAGACTTTGACATGGACCTGCCGACGTTCGAAGACTACATTACACTCGAACACGTCACCCAGTGCTTCGATGCACTCGGCGAATACAGCAGCGAAAAAAAAGCATAGACGGCACAGACAAGCCGATCGGCTGGCCTGATATTATACGGATGGGGATGGGCATTTTGCGCCTATCCCCTTCTGCGTTTTGGTCAATGACATTCGGCGAGGTAAGCCTTGCACTTGACGCCAACCGTGAGAGC